GTACACCAATGCCAGACTTTATGAAAGGAGCATCAGAATAATGAAAGAGATACACTTAATAAACAAACAAATAATCATAGATATCCTAGATAGAATAGAGGAAGAATTTGACGTAGATAATATAAAAGAAGATTCTACAGATGCTTTTATATATTTATGGGAAGAATTAAAAGAGGCTGTTTATGGAAATAAACAAAAAATAAAACTTGACGAAGATAAAAATTCTGATATAATTAAGATATCAAATGAGGAACAAAGTTATGGAGGAACAGATGCCGAATGATTATTTAATTACAGTAGCTATTATAATTTTTTGTGGTTTAGCTATGATATGGTTAGTGAGTAAGTAATGCACATTTTTAAATACTTACCTGAAGGAGCAGTACAAATTCCCTACATCCATCCCCGTTATGAATACTTTGAAGATGATGATGGAAATGGGTATGAAGAATGTAGCAACGAGGACAGAGCCACAGATGTTAATGCTTTAATTAGAAATTTACAACATAATAAAATACCTTTTTATTATCGCAGACTGAATGTCGATTTGGCTCGTGAAGATAAACATACTTGGAGTCATCATTGTGGTATGAATAAGATACCTATTTTAGTTCGCAAGGTAGGTAAACGAGTTGTTTTTGAATACTCTAATAAACTTGCAACACAATATGCACAAGGCAAAAAATATAATAGAGCAATGCCTTTAGGTAAAGCTAGAAATTCTAGAAATTTTGTAGTTGAAGATCAAATTGAAAGTTTAACAAATATATTTTTACGACAAGGGTAATTATGAAATTAGTTTACATGAAATGGCTTGATGCTATGTCAGATGACAACACATGGCAGGATATAGAAGATTTAAAAAAACAAGAATTAAGACCAGTTGAAGTTGTAGGATGGATATTATCTGAAGATAAAGATAAAGTCATACTTATATCATCTTATGATGATGAATCTAAAACAGGTGGAGGTGGTGTAGTTGTGCCAAGAGTAAACATTGTACAAGTACAGTTATTAAACAAGGGTATGCAAATACCTTTTAAACAGGGAGATTATGCTAATTAATGGAAAAAGATATAAAACGGCACAAGTTATTTGTGTACGGAACTTTGAAGAAAAAGCACAGATTAAATTCTTTGTTAGTAGACGAAGTTTTTGTAGGAGATTATGTAACTAAAGATAATTGGTATGGCATGAGTAGTTATTTAGGATCATTCCCAATGGTTTACTATTCAGACGTACATAACCATCAAATTGTAGGAGAACTGTATGAAGTAACTACTTTAAATTACGATCAGATATTAGCTATGGAATACAATGCAGGTTTTATTCCTATACAAGTTGCTATTGAAAATATGAATCATGTAAATAAACCACATTCAGTAATGTCTAATATATATGAAACAGCATTGATGTTTTTAATACCAGATTCAAATGGTATAGAAAAAGATGTCAACTACTATCAAAAGCAAGATAGCACAATTATAACCAAAGATAACAGAACGGAGTGGATTCATGTTCGGTGAAACAACAGCAAGAATAATATTTATATTTAGCACTTGGGGATTTATAATACTAACAGGCATAGCCAGTTTAGTACACCCTTCCCCTTTTTCAGTAGTATGGGCAGGTTTTTGTGGCTATCTAATATATTCGAAAGTGTTTGACAAATGAGATATAACGTGGTACAAAGTAGTATGAGAAAGAAAAGCAAATATAATTATGAAATGGAATATGATTGTGTTGAATTATTGGATGATTCTGAGGGTATGTTTAATACACATTTAGATTACTCTTACACTCAATCGTTTAACCTTTTAGATGAAAATGATTATGAAACAAGACAGGAGAACAATGGCTTACAACCCAAAAACTTACGATCTATTGCAACAGATAGATATATCAAACGCATTGGAAAAGGCAGTAAGTTACTTAGATAATACGGAAAAAGATAATGCTTTTATCTTAATAAAAAGTGAAAAACCTTTTGCTTTATACATGAGATTTAAAAAATATATAAAAGCATTTAAAGTACAAATGATTGATGAAGAAACTATTCTTCCATCAAAATACGATCAATTACTAATGAGACACGACAAGATAGGAGTTACTATTTCTTCAATATTGGAGAAAGAGGAGTTGCACATTGTTACAGAAAGTGGAGATAAATTATGATGGAACATAAAGAATTGGAGGAGCAATTCAGAAAATGTATAGAAGAATTACGCCCCGTAATTTCTGAGTTCTCTAAAAAATATCCTTTAGAGATTATAGAAAACGCATTATTAGAAGTTGCCTTGCGAAGTTTAATGATAAGGTATGGACTAGAAGGGGCACTTACAGTATTTGCAGGATGTGTAATAGGGATGACAAAAGCTGCACCACTTATAGAAAAATTTGATGAGGACATTGAAAAAGAATTATCTAAAATGAGGATGACACCAGATGAAACGATCCATTAATAAAGTAACACCAACCCATGATTTATCGTGGTATATAAAGTGGACAGCATCCTTCATCATCATTATAGGTATGGCTATGACTTCACTCGACCTTACACCTTACAATTTGGGTTTCCATTTAGTAGGAGTATTCGGGTGGTTAGTAGTAGGAATTTTATGGCATGACCGAGCCTTGATGGTGGTCAATTCCATTGCTGTATTTATATTTACGATGGGAATATTAAATGCCATATTTTAAACACAATCAAGTGTTATAATAAACAACAGGAGAAAATTATGGATAAATTAATAACAGAAAAACAAGCACAGGTAATAGTAAATTACCTAGCTAAACAACCTTATGCAGAAGTATTCACTTTAATGAATATGCTGGTATCACTGCCAAGTGCGGATGATAAACCTAAGGTTAAAAAAGATGCCTAAATTTGATGTCATGACAACACATATGTACTCAATGCATTGGAAAGTTGATGCTGTATCTAAGGATAGTGCGGCAGAAAAAGTCTATGAGAATATGAATTGGGATGTGGGGCAACAAAAGTGGACAAACTCACAAGGAGAATGTTTTTTAAAAACTGCCCCAGATGCCGAAGTTAGAGGAGTAGAAGAATATGACGACAACAAAGTCAACAAAAACCAATAAGAAAGAACTTATTGACATACCCTCCGAGTTTTTAGACATCAATCCAATAGAGTTGTCTGAAAACCAAGAGGGTATTGACAAGGTTATAGAATACTTGAAAGCAACAAGAGAAAATATTAGAGCAACCGAAAAAGCAGGGAAACCTATTAGTAAAACTGCTGCTCGAACTAAACCTGCACAGTATGATAAAGATCCACTTACTATGCTATTATCGGAGACTTAGAATGTACAAAGCTATTATATTTATACTACTCATAACCTTACAGGGATGTGCATATGGTATCATTAAAGGAAGTGCAACTATAGTGGATAAACTAAATCCACCAGAAACAGCAGTTCAACATGAGCCATTTGTAGATAAAGTAAATATAATAGCTTGTATTAAAATGTTGGAAGAATGTAATGTTTAGCCAATTAGTATTCATCTTAATTGTAACTTATTTTTATTGTACAATATTAACCATACAGGCACTTGCATGACAGAAAATATAGAACTACCTAGATTAAAAAAATTCACCATAGAGAATGGAGCACCTCGTCAAAGAATTTGGGACACATCAAGTCTGTCTACGTTTTTGTCATGCCCTCGTTTGTACAACTACACAAACTTACAGGGTTACAAATCACAAAAATATGGATCAGCTTTAGGCTTTGGATCAGCAGTACATGAGGGTTTTGAAGTATTAGATCGTGGTAAATTTGAAGGTAAGGGAAAAGATCAAGCCTTGCGTGAAGCCTTGCAATTTGTTTTAAAAGAGTTTGGAGAAGATTTAAAAAAATCAGACGATAGTGCTAGAGGACTTGAATCAGCACTACGAGCAATAGTATGGAGAGCAGAAGAATATTGGGAAGATACATTTAGAGTAGCTACAATGCCCAACGGGGAAGCCGCTTTAGAGCAACGTTTTGAAGTACCATTCGGTAATGGTGAACATCGATTCTCTGGTAGAATAGATAAGATTGTTACACTTGATGACAGATTATATTTAGTTGATTTTAAAACAACCAAGACAGCCTTATCAGCTTATTACTTTCAAGGGTTTATGCCTAACAATCAAATCTTCGCATACCTATGGGCGTGTCGACACGTATTAAAATTACCAGTTGATGGATTCATAATAGACGGAGTACAAACAGGTGTAAACTTCACTAGGTTTAATCGTTCTGTATTTAGTGTAACAGAAGAATTAATAGACGAATGGTATTATGACACATTGTTTGCACTAAAAAATGCAGATAACTTTTGGAAAAACAATTACTACCCTGCCGATTTTACTGGCTGTGGAAATTATGGTGGTTGCAGATTCAGAGAAGTGTGTAGTGCCCCTCAATCTCGTAGAAATATTTTCTTAGAAAATGATTTTACAAAAGAACCACACCCAGATTTAGTTGAAGCAAGTAAAAGAGAAAATGTAATAGACTTATCACAACACAGAAAAAATAAATGATAGTATGAATTGTATTTCTTTATTTTTAGCTTTAAGTATGCACATCGGATTATCTGGTGATTATAATAGTATTCATCCTCACGCCCGTTGTACTATTGACAATTACATAGGTGGTATATATCAAAATAGTGAATATAATGTAAGCACTTATATAGCAAAAAAAACTGAAGTATTAAACTTTAATATAGAATATGGTTTAGTTACAGGATATAGTGGCATGGATATAGCACCAATGTTTAGGGTAGAAAAAGATGGATTTTTTATTGCTCCTTCATATGAAACTGAAGGAAATACAGGTATTGTATTGGGTATAGAATTTAAAATTAAAAATTAGCGACATAATGACGATTTTTGTTGACATTATTTCATTTTTATGTTATTATAACATAATTAACAGGAGACAAATAAATGGCGAGTATACGGAATCACAAAGCAAGTGAAGTGACAAAACTATTATTAGTAGGCGATAGTGGCTCAGGCAAGACAGCTAGTTTAGCAAGTTTAGCCAATGCGGGTTACAACCTAAGAATATTAGATTTTGATGATGGACTTGCAATACTTCCCGAATTTTTAAATGATGATGCAGTAGATAGAGTATCTTATGTTACTCTTAAAGATCCACTAGGGCAAGCTACAGCATTTAGAAAATCAGCTCAACTACTTTCTAACTGGAAAGATGGAGACGAAGATTTAGGATCAGTTAAAAACTGGACTAGTAAAGATGTTCTTGTTATTGATAGCTTAACACTTATGGGTGAATCAGCCTTGAGAGGTGCATTAGTATTTAATAACAAGAAGCCCACAGATCAACCAACTCAGCCAGAGTGGGGCACAGCAGCACGAGATGTACAGAATATAATTCAGTACCTCACAGGCAGCGAAGTGCCATGTAATGTTATCATAACTTCACATATGCAATATATGGAGGGAGATATGGGTGTGTCAAAAGCATACCCGACAAGTGTTGGATCTAAACTTTCTACCAAGATTGGCAGATACTTTAATTGTGTTTGTCGTATTGATACGAAAAGTTCTAGTAAAGGCACGGATCGCACCTTGCGTACGGTATCAGACCACCGCATGGATTTAAAAGTTACTGCACCTAGTCTAATAGAGCCAAATGCTCCATTGGATTTACATAAACTTTTTGATGCTATACAAAAAAGTGCGAAGACTAAACTTGGGGGAGAAGCCCCTAAGATAACAGCAAAACAAGGAGGTTAACCTATGAATGATATTGCTGATTTTTTAAGTATGACACCCAATGACACACCACAATCTGTTGTGTTGCCAGAGGGTAGTTATGACTTTGTGATTAAAAGTTACCGCTCAGACAGAGTGGGACAAAACGAAACACCATTGGTAATTATTAGCGTAAAGGCAGTGGGTGTAATTCAATCTGATCTAGAGGAAGGTCAGTTAGAAAACGCAGAAAGCACGAGGCTCCAGTTTTGGGTAACACCAAATGCTATGAAGCTGAACAACCCTGCGTCTTCACTAAAAATGTTTGTAACGCAAACATTGGATATGGATAGCGATATTCCATATAATCAATCGCTTGAGATGGCGATAGGGCAAACCTTTTCTGGTGTTGTGAAACATGAAATGGTTGGTAAAAACAAAGATATTTTACAGGCTTCAATATCTAGAATAATTAATAAGTAATTATTTATGAGTGAGTATGCAGTATTAAGACGAGTTAATTCTCAAAAGTCGCAGGGTAAAATGTCCATAGCTATAGTTATGGATCACCCTACGGATGATGAAGTTCGTTTAAATACAATTTTGGCAGGAGGCAAGGGAAACATATTGAAAAGTATGTGTAACATGGCTTCCATAAATCCAGAGAACTGTTTACTCACTCATGTTTTTCAATTAAAACCTGCCCAAGATAATGTGGCAAACTTCTTTCACAATAAACTTTCGTATAAGAAGTTGGGCAAAGAAAATAAATGGAGATCGCCTTTCCCTCCAACAGGACATGGATTCCTTAAACAAGAAATGGAACAAGATGTAAGGCGATTATACAAAGAGCTTAATGAAGTAAAACCTAATGTAATTATTGCAATGGGTAGTGCTTCGTTATGGGCACTGACAGGGCTAGATAAGATTGGTACATATAGAGGGACAGTTATGAAATGTAGTGATGGATTGCTAGAACAAAATTGCAAAGTTGTACCGACTTACAGCCCCAGTGCGGTTATGAGGAAATTTGATTTCCGACCTATCGTAGTTACTGATCTTAAAAAAGCTAAAAAAGAATCCTTAACAAGTGAACTAAAAAGAGATGAAAGAACTTTGTATTTAGAACCTTCCTTACAGGATTTGTATGACTTTGAAGAGAAATTTATAACAGAAAATAATGAACATGAACCCTTGTCATTTGATATAGAGACACAAAGAAAAACAAATGGAGAAATTAAATGTATAGGTTTTGCTCCCAATAAATCTCATTCTTTAGTTCTTCCTTTTGTAAAAGAGAATGGGGAATACTACTGGAAATACCAAGATGAATTGAAAGCCTGGCAATGGGTTAAAAAGATTTTAGAAAATCCAAAAATTACAAAGGTAGCACAGAATCAAACTTTTGATATTTCTTGGTTAGCTTTTGTAAAGAAAATAAAAGTTTCGGGTGTAACTCACGATACAATGCACGCCCACCACGCTTTCCAACCAGAGATGGAAAAGTCATTAAAGTTTTTAGGCTCAGTGTATACAAATGAATTTGCATGGAAAACTCTAGCCAAAACAATGCACAGTACGAAAACTGGTGATTAGTGAAAAGACCTCAATATTTTTCAGCTGAACCAATACATTCTGAAAATAGGAGTATTGAGAATCATCTACAGCTATGGCGTTCGGTATTAGATCAAGCGTTACAAGACATGCAATACAAAGGAGAAGTTAAAGAGTTTGTTACGTATAGAAGAAACTCAAAGTTATGGTTTAGATATAAAAAAGATGATTTCGAAGAGATTTGCTACTTGGCAGAGTTAGAACCAAGAAAAGTTAGAGAAGATTTTTACAAGGTCATGGGAGGTTACGATGAAATCTGGCGGAAAGATTAAAGATATATTAAGCACAGCAGAGGGTATACTTTGTGGTGCAAGAGAAGATGAGTATGGGGACAAGAAAACTAATCACAACAACATAGCTACGCTATGGAGTGCTTATTTAGAAAAAGAAATAACAGCACATGACGTGGCAATCCTCATGGTATTACTAAAAGTTGCAAGAGCAAAATTTGGACACCCGAGTATGGATACATATATAGATATGGTAGGATACTCATCAATAGCAGGAGAATTAGCACATGAGGATAATCAAAAACACGGAGATATTATCTCTAAATCTTAATGAGGATTTAACAGAATGGGCATACTGTGCCTTAGATTGTGCTTTAACAAATGAAATTTGGCACAAACTTGATGATGAATTATTAGACGATGTAACAAGAAAAACATATGAATTTGAAATAGCTAGTCTCGGGCCTGCCATATCAATGGGTCTTAGAGGTTTGCGAGTTGATGAGGAGGCAGTTAGGAGAATACGTGCCCCTTTGAAAGACCAAAGGATTAAGTTAGAACGTATGCTTAATCTATTTTCTAATGCTGTTTGGAATAGAGATATTAATTCCAATAGTCCTAAGCAATTAATGGATTTATTATATGTTCATTTAGGTTTACCTAAAGTCATTGCTAGTGTCAAAGGCAAACAAAAAGTATCCACAGATAAAGAAGCACTAGAACACTTGGCTGCAAATTACCCAAGAGCAAAACCATTTTGTAATACCATTATGGCTTTACGAAATATTGATAAACAGCTAAATGTATTAGAGACAGAAAGAGATAAGGATGGTCGTATACGTTGTCAATACCAAGTAGCGGGAACTAAAACAGGTAGGTGGTCATCTAAAGAATCCCCGTGGGGCACAGGCACTAACTTACAGAACATTACCAAAGATATGCGTGAGATGTTCATACCCGATAAAGGTATGACAATGTTTTATGCCGATCTAGAGCAAGCAGAATCAAGAGTAACAGCCTATATATCTGGAGATGAAGGGTATATAAATGCTTGTGAGACATCTGATTTACATACTGAAGTTGTTAAAATGATTTGGCCGAATATGGGTTGGTCTGGAGATCCAGAACAAGATAGAGAGTTGGCAAACAAACCTTATTTTAATCAACACAGTTATAGAGATATATGTAAGAGAGCAGGACATGGTACAAACTATGGAGTATCACCGCATTCTTTAGCTAAACAAATTAAAATAAAAGTATCCCAAGCTATTAAATTTCAGTTGCTTTATTTTGGAGGTGTGGTACAATTAGACAAAGTAGAAAAATGGCACAAGCAAGATAAAGAAGGTGGCTTCAAAGAGTTAATGGACAATAGCACTGTTATAGGGACAGGCCCGAATACTCAATTACAAATTAAAGGAGCATTTCCTGGTATACGTACTTGGCATGATAAAACTACACAACAGATTCAATCAACAGGATCTTTGATAACACCCTTTGGTAGACGTACTCAACTGTGGGGCAGATTAGATGATGCATCTACATTGAGATTAGCTATAGCTTACGTACCTCAGTCTACGATAGCAGATATTTTAAACTTAGGAATATATAATGTGTGGAAAGAATTACATTCACATGGGGTAGAGATACTAGGTCAAGTGCATGATGCAATTTTAGGACAGATACCTACAGAACGTGTAGATGAATTAATTCCTAAGATTTTAAAATGCATGCATAATCCTCTAACAGTTAATAAGAGGGAGATGATTATACCATCTGATTGTGAAGTTGGTACTAACTGGAAAGCAATGAAGAAATGGAGACCAAGTGGTTAGAAATTATACTGATTATTTAAAAGCAAGTGCAGATGCCTTAGAAGGTAGTCCTATACCTAAAACTTTTGCGATATGGTCGGCTCTATCAACAGTAGCGGGGGCACTGGGAAGACGAGTGTGGTTTCCTATGTCTAACTATGATATTAGAAGTAATTTGTTTATTACTTTAGTAGCTAATCCAGGTCGTAATAAATCTGTATCTTTAATCTTACCATTCTCTAAAATTTTCTCTAAGCTAACTACACCTGTAGGTACTAATGAGGATGACTCAAATTTTAATTCTGGCTTAGATAAATATGGATTACGTAAGTATCCTTTGTACTCAATACAAGATAGGATTACCCCCGAAAAATTAGCTGTTGATATGTGTAAATTACAGCGTATAGACATGAGGTTAAGTAGCCCACAGCTAGATGAGTTTCACGATGCTTCTCTTACATTAGTTACATCAGAGTTTGGTGCCTTCATGTCTAGAACAGACAGGTATTTACAAATGTTTCTAACCGACATGTGGGACAGTAAAGATTCTTATAGCCATAAAACTAAAACTGCGGGAGAGTATGTTATTAATGGGCCTTGCCTAAATTGGATAGCTTGTGCTACACCAGAACAGTTTGTAGAGAACTTACCAGAAGACGCTAGGTCTCAAGGTTTATTATCTAGAATGATTCCTGTGTTCTATGATGGGCCCGAAATTAAACAAAGTCTAATACAACCTAGAGTATCAGATAATACTATAGAAAACTTGCGACTTGATTTAAGTTCAATAGCAAAAATGTACGGGCCAATGACGTTTGATGCAGATTGTTTTGATGAAGTTAATGAAGATATCGAAGCAGGTATTCCTCCCAAACCTACTGCCCCTCACTTAGCAGAGTACAATCAAAGAAGAATATCACATCACATTAAAGTGGCTATGTCAGTATCAGCCTCTAGGAGAGGTTCAAGAAAAATTATGTTAGAAGATTGGGAGTACACAAAAGAATTGATGAGAGATATGGAAACTCATATGCCTAAGGCATTAGAGGGTTTTGGTATGGGTAGAACAGGTAAGATAGCCTATGATATGACTGTCTGGTTAAATGACACCCTATTTGCTAATGGTAAATCTCATTTATTAATAAGACATTTTAAACGTGAGTTATTAAGAAAGATTCCAAATCCTGGAGAGTTAACACAGACAATCCAGGCTATGGAAGATTCGGGTTACATTAAAGTTGAAGGGAATTTGGTTTTTCCATGTCGAAACGTAACGTAATCCGTAAATTAAAGTGGGTCAAAGCTCTTGATGCGCGACCAGACTTTATCCCCATGACAAAATCTCGTGGTGTAAAAAGAGCTGGCCAACTTTATGAAAATCGTATAGCTAATTATATAAAAGCAATGTATGGTGAAGACCGAGTATTGCATGGTCAATGGTATCAATTTGAAGATGGCAGAGGCATGGGATGGTGTCAAACAGACATTGTAATTAAACCAGACAAAGATAGTAAATTACTTATAGTTTTAGAATGTAAATTAAAAGCCGTGTCTAAAGCAGAAAGTCAATTAAAGTATTTGTATTTGCCTGTACTAAAAAGATTGTACCCAGATTATGAAATAAGATTAATACAAGTGTGTAAGAATCTTAACAAAGATTTAGACCTCTTTATGCTTGAATCTCTTGAAGATGCATTTAGTCAAGAGGTAGATTGGGATTATGCGACAATTTTTTTGCGTAGTCTTGTATGATTCTTGTTGCTATTAATTATAAAAGATGTTATACTTAAAACTTTCCTAAAATTAACAAACAAACAGAGAGATTATGAAGATTAAACCACCTACACCTGACTACACTAAAGACCTTTTATTAACTAAATTTGGTACAGAAATACTTAAGGATAGGTATATGCTTCCTGAGGAAAAATCTCCTCAAGATGCTTTTGTTAGAGCTTCTACGGCTTTTGCGGATGACACAGCTCATGCCCAAAGGTTATATGAATACGTGTCTAACCAGTGGTTTATGTTTGCTTCACCTATATTATCTAATGGTGGTACTGACAGAGGTCTGCCTATCTCTTGCTTCTTGAATTATGTGAATGATAGTAGAGATGGTTTAGCTGAACACTATACTGAAAATATTTGGTTATCTAGCATGGGCGGAGGAATAGGGGGTTATTGGGGTCATATTAGGTCACAGGGACAGTCTACTAGCAAAGGTAATAAAACTACAGGGGTAATTCCTTTCATGCACGTAGTGGACTCTCAGATGCTTGCTTTTAATCAAGGGGCAACTAGAAGAGGTTCTTATGCTAGCTATATGGATATATCTCATCCAGAAATTATAGAGTTTATTGATATGAGAAAACCAGCGGGAGGAGATGAAAATAGAAAAAATCTTAACTTGCATCATGGTGTAGTAGTATCTGATAAATTTATGAAAGCTATGGAGAATGATGAGTCTTGGGATCTAATTGATCCTAACTCTAAAGATAAAGTTAAGACAGTAAAAGCTAGACAACTATGGATTAAAATACTAGAAGCACGAGTTGCTACGGGTGAGCCTTACATTATGTTTGGAGATACTGTACAAAAAGGTTTACCTAAAACACAAAAAGATTTAGGTTTAAAAGTAACTCATTCTAATTTATGTAGTGAAATTACATTAGCTACCAATGATGAAAGAACGGCTGTATGTTGTTTGTCTAGTGTAAACGTGGAAAAGTTTGATGAATGGAAAGATAATAAATTATTTATAGATGATTTGATGCGTATGTTAGATAACGTATTAACACATTTTATAGATGTTGCCCCCTCTCATCTATGGAGAGCAGTAGCTAGTGCTAAATCTGAACGTTCCATTGGTTTGGGAGCTATGGGTTTTCACACCTACCTGCAAAGTAAAAACGTACCTATGGAATCTGATATAGCTATTTCTTTGAATAAAACTATATTTAAACACATACACACCAACGCTTTAGCCACAAATTATATTTTAGGTAAAGAAAGAGGTGAACCTAGTGACATGAAGGGCACAGGAAAACGATTTGCACACATGATTGCTATTGCACCCAATGCAAGTAGTTCTATTATATGTGGAGGCGTATCTCCTAGTATAGAACCCTTTAGGGCTAATGCCTTTACACAAAAAACATTAAGTGGTTCTGCTCTTATGAAAAATCCTAATCTAGAAAAGTTATTAAAAGAAAAGGGTATCAATAATAAAAAAATATGGCAAAGCATAATTACTAACAAAGGATCTGTTGCACATTTACAGGAGTTATCTAAAAATGAAAGAGATACTTATAAAACAGCTATAGAATTGGAGCAGGAATGTCTTGTTGATTTGGCAGCTGATAGACAAAAATACGTATGCCAAGCCCAAAGTTTAAATTTGTTTTTTACACCAGACGTAAATGTACGTAAATTAAATAACATACACAAGCGAGCATGGTCTAAAAAACTAAAAACATTATATTATTTAAGAAGCGAAGCTATGACTCGTGCTGAGGTAGTGGCAAACAAGGTAGAAAGAGTAGTGAGGAAAGATGCGGAAGAAGATGAATGTTTATCTTGTCAAGCTTAAAGGGGTATTCCTGATGGCGTGTGAGAACGGAGGAAGTAAATTAAGTAATTGGGCATGGCACAAGCGATGGAACAATAGAGCAACAAGATGGAATAATAGGAAATAGAATGTCAGTATTTGATAGCAGAGCATACTACAAACCATTTAAATATGAATGGGCGTTTAAAGCATATGATGAACAACAAAAAATGCATTGGTTGCCAAGTGAAGTACCTTTGCATGAAGATGTAAATGATTGGAATAATAGACTAACAGAACCAGAAAAATATTTAATAAAACAAATACTTACTTTCTTTACTCAAGGAGATGTAGACATAGCACAGGCTTACATGGATGTGTATATGCCTATGTTTAAACAACCAGAGATACGTATGATGCTATCAGCTATAGCTACTAGTGAAGCTAATCATGCACATAGTTATTCTTTACTCAATGATACTATAGGCATGGATGACAAAGACTACAAAGCTTTTCAAGAGATTAAAGCTATGAATGATAAACACGAGTATCTTTGGAAGAACAAAGGGGGCACACCAGACGAGCAAACCATCAGAAACATGGCGGTTTTTTCAGCTTTTGGTGAGGGTCTTCAACTGTTTGCTAGTTTTGTTATGTTACTTAACTTCCAACGTTTTGGTAAGATGAAAGGCATGGGACAAATTGTCGCATGGTCTATTCGTGATGAATCTCACCACGTAGAAAACATGATTAAATTGTTACATGAAATACTTGATGAAAAACCCCATGTCTGGAATGATGAATTTAAGAAAACTTTATACGACATATGCAGAGATATGGTCAATTTAGAAGATAGATTTATTGACTTAGCCTTTGCATTTGGCCCAGTAGAAGGGTTGGAACCAGACGAGGTTAAGCTATATATAAGGCATATAGCAGACCGTAGACTATTGCAGTTAGGATTAAAACCAAACTACGGTGTCAAAGAAAATCCACTAGAATGGGTGGATTGGGTTGTAAATGGCGTAGAGCATACAAATTTCTTCGAGAACAGATCGACGGAATATAATAAAGGATCTCTCACAGGAACGTGGGAAGATGCATTTTAACCTTGACAAATAGTCGAAGACGTGCTATAATAGTAAAATATAGGGGGGCACAAACTTTCTTACGAATTCTATCCTTTTCTTCGCGTTTAGGACGAGTTGGTTTTTTAGATCACTCTAATGTTAGCAGCTGGGATTAGCCTGGCTGCTTTTTTTATCTTTTACAGGAGATAATATGTGGAAACTAGTTGACGTAGGGAGCTATCCCTGGTTTGTAAAAACCGAAAGAAAATACATACATTGTGTAAAAGCAAATACAGGTGATTATAAAAAATTACCTATAAAAAAATTCCCAAAAGAATATAGATTATTATCTCATTTTAAAACAGACTTAGCCTACTTGATGAGTTGGCCATTACAAGAAGCTACTGATATATTAGATATAAGTAGTATAAAATTTTACATAAAACATTGGAAGACTAAAGACAAAACATTAATTGTTAAAGACATATTAAAATATATAAAACAGAAAGCAAAAAATGATATTAAAAAAACATCCTAAGTATCCCAAAGAGACACGCTTTGATAAGTTAGCTAAAAAACTTTATGCACATAGCGTGCCTCAACAAATTCAATTAAGAATATGGGATAACTTAAATTTAAAAGTAAAGGATTACTGGAGAGGAAGAGCACAAATAACTCTAGATAGACTATGACAACCCTATGGTTTTTAATGATATTAGTTACTACACCTTTATCACCTGCTGTAGAATACGTTGGTTTTGCTGCGTATCCCACGAAAGAACTATGTGAGAGTAAAAAAGTTATAGTAGAAAATCATGTTGCAGAATTGGAAATTAAAAGAGGAAGAACCTCGCATGTACAATCATATTGTATGGAAGTAGAAGCTTTTGAAAATGCAATTCAAAACTTTAAGAAAATTGAAAACGACACAGACGCTTAATATTAACCTAAGGAGACAATATTATGGACAAATTACAAGAGGCAGTTAACTCTGTTATACTAGCTGGCGGAAGTAAAGCTGACGCAGCTAAAAAACTAGGAATTCCCCGCACTACTTTAGTAAGTAGATTGGATGCGGCAGAACGAGAAGGCGTAACACCATCGGTGGTTGCCCCAAGTACAGAGGCGGCTTTGTACGAACAAAAAGTGGCGTATGAAATCCAGGTAAAGGATCTGAGAGACCAAGTTAAAGAGTTGGCTCATGAAAACATAACTGCAGCAAAAATCCGTAAGACAGTATTTAAGCTTTCTGAACATACGTCTAAGCCGCCTAAATGGTTAATAAAATCATCTCCTGCTAAAGGGGCACCAGGTGTTCCTACTTTGTTCTTATCTGACTTTCACTATGGTGAAGTGGTAAATCCAAAAGCAGTTGATGGTTTAAACTTATACAATAAAGAAATAGCTAAGAAGAGATTAAAATCTACAATTGAAACCGCTATTGATCTTTGTACTAATCATATGGTAAACCCTAAATATCCAGGCATAGTTGTGCCCCTCGGTGGTGATATGATGTCGGGAAATATTCATGAAGAACTTACAGAGACAAATGATGGAACAAATTTAGAACATGTTTTAGAATTATTTGATATGCTTTCATGGGCTATTAAATCCTTGGCAGATACGTTTGGTAAAGTTTTTGTACCTACCTGTTATGGAAATCATAGTCGTATGTATAAACAGTACAGGCATAAACAAGCGGCAGAAACTAGTTATGATTGGATGCTTTATAATATGTTGGAGAAACATTTTATTAATGCAGGTGATGACCGTGTACAATTTATGATACCTTCTGGCTACGATGCTTATTATAAGGTATATGATACTACCTACTTATTAACACATGGAGATAGATTAGGTGTACGTGGCGGTTCTGGTATGATTGGTATGGTTGGCCCTATATCAAGAGGTGTACAAAAAGTTAAAGCAGAGTATGCTAACCAAAAGAAACCTATAGATCAATTGATTATGGGACATTATCATCAATATATGCAGTTAAAAGGTGCATTAGTAAATGGATCTTTGAAAGGTTATGATGAATATGCTAAGAGTGGTCGATTTGAATATGAAATACCTAAGCAAGCTTTGTGGTTTACACATCCAAAGTACGGAATAACATTCCAAGTACCTGTGATTTCAGAAGAAGGATTGGGTATAAAACCTAAGAATCCTTGGCTTTCTTGGGCAGCTTAAAGTTAATTGGGGGACTATACTTTAGTCCCCTTTTCTGATATAATGCAAGACATGACAGATACTAAACCAATGACTCCCCCAGTTGATTTTCAAATGGGTATAGTAAAAATAAGCGGAGACGCTGTAAAAGTAGAAGAAAAACCTAAAGAAGAAGAGAAAAAATAATGGCTATATCTAGAGCACAAATGTCAAAAATGATTCAGCTTGGCGGAGCCATATCTTCTAATGCTAATAAAAAGAAAAAATATGATCCTTTAGGAGCAATATCTGCTTTACAAAGAGGAGGCGGAGGCTCTTACGTTCAAGGTGGCAATAAAGCTAGAGCTGGTGTTAACTACGGTAAAAAAATGTTTGCACAAGATAATAGAAACGGGAAAAGAAATGTCTAAATCAACAACTAAAAAAATTAAAAAAGTTATTAAAGGTTTAAAAAAAGCTGTTCAAGCACACTCAGGTCAAGCTAAAACTTTAAAAACTATCGTTAAGAAAAAGAAATAATGCCTTGCACAAATTGTGACCACGAATGCCATTGCAGTAATAGTGGCTCTTGTTGTGGCGGGGAATGCCACTGCAACTCATGCGAACACACCGAATAAGATGATGGCAGGTTTATCAGGTTTAATGGACATATTTGATTCGGCAAAAGATTATTTTCAAGGGGATTCAGGAATAGAACAAATACTAGAAGATAAATTAAAAATTAAGGCAAGTGATTTAGATTACTTTGCAGATCAAACTAGGTTAATTGAAAGTGAAGGTGGCGAAACAAACACTGAAGGTTCTAGTGCAAGAGGTGGTTATCAATTTTTAACAAAAGACAATATTGATTTAGAAACTGGAGAAGTTAAGTTAAATAAAAAAGGTGAGCCTACTTTATCTTCTTATAATGTTGCTCTAAATAGAATAGAAGATATGTATGAAAAAAACGACACAAATGCACCCGAATGGATTCAAGAGGCAAGAGAAAACCAAAATCCTTTAGACTTAACAGACAGACAAGAAAAAGATTTATTTTTAGCAAACCTATATAATAGAGACGCTGGAGGAGAGACCGACAAATTGTTAAAAAAAATTGCGGATGGTGATAAAGATGCTATGATGAAATTATATATGAAATACCACCATACGAACGAAGATGATAAAATAACAAGAAAAAGAGCATCTGAATTTTATTATAATAATTAACAAAGGAGTAGATATGCAAAAGATAAAAGACTTCTGGAATGACAGTTCAAACAAACGCAAAATTGCGATTGTAGTAGCTGGAATCGTTCTAGTAATTTTTGTTATTAAAGCGATCTAAACGTTTATGTTTGGATTGCCTGTAGAAATGATCACAATGCTTGGATCAAGCGTTCTAGGTGGAGTAATGTCTGTCTGGGGACAGAGTATTAAAGCAAAGCAAGATGCACAAAAAATGTTACTTGCTCGTGGTAAATTTCAAATGGAAGAAATTGACAAAGCTAGAAGGTATGAGAATACAGGTTTTCAATTTACAAGAAGAATTATTGCACTAACTGCAGTATTCTTTATTATTGTATGGCCTAAGATTGTACCAGTATTTTTTGATACCTCTGTCTTCTTAACGTGGACAGAATTTAGTAGAGGATTTTTATTCTTAATCGAACAAAAAGAAATGTTAGTAGATAGAAAGTATGCAGGTGTAGTAATTACACCGATGGATACTCATCTAATGGCATCAATAATTGGATTATACTTCGGAGGAAGTTTAGTCAAAAAATAACTAAGCGGGCTTAATTATACGATTGCATAGCTTTACTAACTTTAGCCCGTTTTTTCTCATCACCTTTAATTAATCTATATTCCGCAAAGATTTTCTTCATTGCTTCCTGTTGTAATCTATCTAGATCAGGTATGTATTGATAAATATAATCATGTGATTGGTTGAATTTCATTACATCTCTCATAATATCATGCAATCTTTCTTGAGCATTATCAGCTTGTCTTGAGTTATGTGTTATAGTTTGTGCAATTATTGTATCAGCTAAAGCTTGCGTAATTCTACTATTCATACGTTTTCTATATTCTGAAGTTGCTCCACCTATTTGTTGTTCTCTATATACTGCCGCTCTTTGTTTTGAAATTTTATTAGGTGCAAACCCTGCTGCTTGAGCTAATAAATCAAATGAACTTAGATTATGCGTAAGAAGTGTGCCTTTATTTGTATCAGCATATCCTTGTAAACCATATTTTCCTGCTTTGTACATGTTCTGTACCGCTGTAGGAAACAAAGCTGTTAATGCATCTGCATCTCTACCTACACCTGGAATTAAAGAAGTTACGCCATTAGATTTTAATTCATTAACTACTTTTTCCATAGTACCAAATACCATAGCCATAGGGGCACCACCAATATCCTTAGCTTTAGCTCCTGTAGACATTCCTGTTAAACTCATTAAAGCTTTAAATTGTGAGGAACCTGGCAATTGTCCAAAACCAATTCTACGTTGTATGTCTATTCCTAAACCATTAAACACTCCATTTTGCA